TTTCTTCATGCTCTTTAATACACCCATCCAATTTATCGCCAATACCGCAAAAAAATAGAGGATATTGTTAATGATTGACGTAAGTAAAATAATTGACGAACTTAACACTTACTTAGGCAAAAAATGCCGAAAAAAAATAGCAGAGCTAGAAGCCAATAACCAAGGATTAGATATTGGGTATATCAGTCTTCTTGTGGCTAAAGTTCCGTCTAAAGAACACATGATCCTTTGTGCAGGATCAACGCTTACCAAGGAATCTCAAATAAAAGTCATCGTTGCGGCTTATGGCGATAAATTGGATGGGTGTATTAAAGAGCATGAAGAAATGTTAGGCGCGCAAATGGCAGAAGTAGAAGCAAAGGGAAAAGAATTAAATAAGCTTATTGCAGAATATATCAGTAAATACGCGCGCGAGCCTAAACTTGTAAACGATTGCGAGTCAGATAAGTAAATAGGACTGCTATGTCGACGACATATGTGTCGTCGACATAGCGCTTATTAAAACACAATATTTATCATCACCGTAACAAAACAAACCACCACGCAAGCCCCCGTTAACATCACACACTTTCTCATTCTTCCAAAAAGCTTTTTAACAAGCTCCTCAAGAATAGCCACATGACCACAGCGGTTCTCAAGTAATAAATTTATCTGTGTAATTTCGGCCCGCAATTCAATATTTTCTTTTTCTAGACGCTTAATGTTTTGCTCTTCGCTATTCATCAAATTTAAACCTCTTATTGGCGGTCAAGCCGTCTTCTTTTGTGGGTTCTTTTACACCGTCCCAATGTTTTAAAAAATGCACTGCCTCCGCCCATAAAACCCAAGAGATTATTGCGTTGTGGCGTTCGGTAATTATTTACCAGCAAGGGCCAAACGAGGCTCAACGCAAAAATATGCTGTGGCGCATTGCCATCGACAACGAAAAAACCGACCCCAAAGAAGCGACCAAAGCCATTGCGGAAATGAACCGCATGGAAGCCGAGAAGAACGGCAAAACGCGCCCCAACATCGAAATTATTATTAACAACGAAATGCTGCCGAGGACTTCCCTCGATGGCTAAGGTTGAACTGGCGTACAAACCCCGTAAGCAATTCCAAGCCTTCCACCGTCGTGAACAACGGTGGGCCTGCATGGTGTGCCATCGTCGTGCGGGTAAGACCGTGGCGGCTGTAAATGAAATTGTTGTTAGGGCGTTGCGGACCACCAAATCCTACTCGCGCTATGCCTACGTGGCACCGTTTTATCGGCAGGCCAAGGACGTTGCATGGGAATATTTAAAGCGCGCTGTAGAGGGCATTGCGGTGCGTATACGCGAGTCGGAATTGCGGGTTGAATTGCCCAATGGGGCATGGATTACCTTGTATGGTTCGGACAACCCCGACGCTATGCGCGGCCTGTATTTAGACGGCGTTATTTTGGATGAATACGGCGATTGTCGGCCTAGTTTATGGTCGCAAGTGATTTTGCCCTGCTTGAGTGATCGCAAGGGTTGGGCGCTGTTTATTGGCACCCCAAAGGGACGAAACCATTTTTACCAGATATATAAACGCGCCAAAGAAGAAAAGGGCTGGTATTCGCTAACGTTGAAGGCTACTGAGTCCGGCATTTTGGATGCGGAAGAACTCTTGGAAATGCGGGCACAAATGTCTGAAGAAGAGTTTCAGCAGGAAATGGAATGTGATTTTGAAGCGGCGGTGATTGGCACCTACTACGCCGCGACGATCCAGAAAATGGAACTCGAAAGCCGAATTGCCCCCAGAGTCGTGCAATACAACCCAAGCTATGGCGTAAGCGTTGCCTGTGACCTTGGCCGCACCGATAACACGGCGATGTGGTTTTGGCAGGAAACCCCAGCGGGCATAGCGGTGATTGACTACTACGAAAACCAAGGCCAGCACCTTGACCATTACATAGAGATGCTGCGCGGCAAAGGCTACAAATACGAAGAGGTATGGCTACCCCACGACGCCATAGCGAAAACCCTAGCCACCAAACGAAGCACCATTGAGCAGTTGCTTGATGCGGGTTTTCCATGCCGAAAAGTGCCACTTCTCGATGTACAGCACGGTATTGATGCGGTGCGCAAAGTATTGCCATCGTTATTAATTGACCAAGAAAAATGCTTTGGCGGTGTCGAGGCGTTGCGTGCGTACTCCCGTTCTTATAACGAGTTAACCAAACAATTTAGCGATAAACCAAAACACGATTGGGCCAGTGACGGCGCTGATGCCTTCCGCTATTTATCGCTGGTATGTAAAGAAAAAATAACGCAATCGAATGTCACGCGGGCGGTGCCTGAGACCACGGGCGCTTTTTATCCGTTTTCTATTAACGATTTATTTAAAGAACGCGAAGAGTACCGAAAAATCGCGTTTAGACGGGAGATTTAAGTGGAAGTTACCGGAACAATTGAATCACGCGATGATTACGAAGACGACGAACAGGGCCAATACCAATACTGGATGGATGAGCTAACGGGATCGCTGGATGCCCGTAAAAATTGGCATCGCCAAGGCGCTAAGATTGTTAACCGCTATTTGGATGGGCGCAGTGCTGAAAACGATGGTGTGCTGAATTTACAGCGTTTGAACTTGTTTAATTCCAACATTACCACGCTTATGTCCATGCTGTATGGAAACGTCCCCAAGGTGGACGTGAGCCGCCGCTTTGCCGACCCTAATGACGATATTAGCCGTGTGGCTGCCGAGATTATGGAGCGCATTCTAAATAACGACATTGAAGCCAATGACGACGATTACAACAGTGTTTTAAGAGGGGTGTTGCAAGACAGGCTTTTGGCTGGCCTTGGGTGTGCCCGCGTGCGCTATGAAGTCGAAACAGAAGTAGAAATGGTGGCCAGCCTGAATACCGAAGGCGTGACGGTAATGGTTGAGCAAGAGCGTGTGATTTTTGAAGATGCGCCCGTTGACTACGTGCATTGGCAAGACATTTTGTGGGGCTGGGGCCGGACGTGGAAAGATATTGCTTGGCTCGGTTATAGATCGTGGTTAAACAAAGATGAAGTGACGGCCCGCTTTGGTAAAGACGTTGCCCGCAATTTAACGTTCAAACGCCAAACCGTAAACGACGACCGTAATATTCAGGACGATGCCAATACGATGTCGGTTTGGCAAAAAGCCGAGATTTGGGAAATTTGGGATAAGGTTTCACGCAAGGTGTATTGGATTAGCAAAGGCTATGACAAGGTGCTTGATGTTAAAGACGACCCTTTGCAGTTAAGTAACTTTTTCCCTAGCCCTGCGTTTATGTTGGCCAACCCCACAACCTCGCTTTATGCCCCTACGCCGGACTTTCATTTATCGCGTGATTTGTATAACGAGATTGATGTTTTACAAACTCGAATCACGATTATTACCCAAGCGATTAAGGTTGTGGGTTTGTACGATTCGGCCTGTGGTGATTCGATTGGGCGAATGTTGCAAGAGGGTACAGATAATCAATTAATCCCCGTGGATAGCTGGGCATTATTTGCAGAAAAAGGCGGCATTGCGGGATCGGTGCAGTGGATGCCATTACAAGATATTGTGGGCGCTTTGGATAAGTTGCGGGAAATGCGCGACGAAACCATACAGTTGCTTTACCAAGTGACGGGCATGGCTGACATTATGCGCGGCACCACCTCTGGCCAGTATGAAGGTGTTGGCCAATCGGAATTAAAAGCCAAGTTTGGATCGGTGCGAGTGCAAGCGTTGCAAGATAGCTTTGCAAAATTTGCCTCTGACCTTTTGCAAATTAAAGCGGAAATTATTAGCCGCCATTTTTCGCCGGAAAATATTGCTTTGGTGGCGAATATTGAAAACTCTTTTGACCGTGAATTAGCGCCGCAAGCCATTGGATTAATTAAAGACCCAGCGCTCGCGCGCTTACGTGTGGTGATTCGCCCCGAGTCGGTGGCGATGGTTGATTATGCGCAATTAAAACAAGAGCGCACCGAATACATTAGTGCCATTGCATTATTTATGCAGTCTGCCGCGCCTCTGTTTGAACAAGACCCGTCGTTGATGCCGTTCCTTTTGCAAATGTTGCAGTGGGGTTTGGCTGGATTTAAAGGCAGTAGCGAAATTGAGGGTGTGGTTGATCGCGCTATTGAAGCCGCACAAAAAGCCGCTGATAACCAACAACAACAACCCGACCCAGCGCAACAACAATTACAAATGCAGCAACAGCTTGAACAAATAAAAATGAATGGCGAAATGCAAAAAATTCAAGCGAAAGCCCAAGCCGATATGCAAACCCGCGCCTTTGATAGGCAAGCGGATATTGAAACAAGTACGGCTGAGCACAGAGCGAAAATGGCGGAAATTGAGGCCGAGATGTTTAGCGAAATTGCACGAACCAAAGCCAAAATGGAAGCGGACTTGGCGTTGGAACGTGCGCAAATGCAGGCAAATTTAGCGCAGACAGTGACAACGGCACAAGCCGAAGTGGACAAGGATACCGTGACCACTGAATTGGAAATTCAAAAAGAGCAGGTAAAAACCGCATTAAAAATTGATGAGATGGCAATGGCTACCGCCGCAAAAATGCGCGAGCAAAGCCAAGCCAAAAAAGATGGCGAATAAATGGCAAAAAAGAAATTACCTTTTTGTTTGAGCCATTTTTCGCAATTGAATCGGGCGGGTGTGCATCCTGATTTAATCGCGGTAAGTGATTTGGCCCTGAGTATTAGCGTGGTTGAATTTGGTATTCCTGAATTTGGTGGGCATAGGACGTTTGAACAGCAAAGGGAATTATTTAATAAAAAAAGAACCACCATTGATGGCCGCATGCAAATAAGCCCGCACCAAGTGGGCTATGCGTTGGATTTTTACGCGATAGTGAATGGAAAGCTCAGTTACAGCCCGCCTCATTTAACCATGGTCGCTAATGCGTTTTTACAGGCGGCTAATGATTGTGGCGTTAATTTAGAGTGGGGTGGCTTTTACCGTGGCCGCCATAAAATCATTATTGATGATGTGCGCTATGGGTGGGAATGCGCGCATGTGCAAATTAAAAGGGGAAATTATGCCGACCTTTGTACAGTGCCCTATAACCTTAAAACTGATTCCGAAAGAGGAGTTTGTGAGCCGTGAAGACACTGGAAAACATTATTATATTCAAGGCGACATCGAAAGTTTTAAAAGCCCTATTGATGGCCGTTGTATTAGTGATCGGCGTCAATTGCGTTTACACAATTTGGAGCATGGTGTTACAGATTCGCGAGACTATAGCCCTCAATTCATCGAATCAAAACGTAAGGCCCGTGAAGCCGAATTTAACGGCAGCACCGCGCAAGCAAAACGAGAGCGAATAAACGCGCTGAATGATGCGTTTGAAAAATTAACCCGACGATAGAGGCACTTTACAATGGATGAATTACGCGAGGCATTTGATAAAGCCTATGAAAATATTGAAGCTGAGGAAGAGCTTGAGCAGGTTGAAGTTGAACAAGAAACATCGCCTGTTACTGAAAGCGAAACCACCGACGCCGAGAGCACAGAAAGCACCGAAAATGCTCCCGACAAAGAACCTAGCGAAGACGTTCAAACAGCTACCGAAAAAGCCCCAGTAAACAATGAAGCGCAAGCACCGATTAAAGAAAAAGCCCCCGCTAGTTGGAGCGCTAAGGCCCGCGAAGCGTGGGGAAAATTACCCGCCGAAGCCCAAGCCGAAGTGATGAAGCGTGAGCGTGAAGTCAATAAAGTACTGCAAGAAACGGCAGGCGCGCGCAATGTGGTGACGCAATTAAACAGCGTGTTAGCCCCTTATAAAGACGGCATGATCGCCTCTGGCATGCACAACCCCATGGAAGCTATCGGCACTATGTTGGCTACTGAGTCGCGCTTAAGGGCGGGTAGCTCGCAAGAAAAAGCCTATACGGTTGCGAATTTAATAAAAAACTATGGGGTTAATATTCAAGAGCTGGACAATATTTTAAGTGGCCAAGGTTATGCCAATGCCCCAAGTGTAAATACTGACCCACGGATTGAACAATTAATTGAGCAGCGCATGGCACCTGTTAACCAATTTTTGCAAATGCAAAAACAGCAACAGTACCAGCAACAACAATACGAACAACAACAGGCCGCACAAACAGTATCGACCTTTGCGGAACGTGCGGAATTTATTAATGAAGTGCGTATGGATATGGCCGATTTATTGGATATGGCGGCAGCGCGAGGCCAACCTATGAGCATTGAGGATGCGTATAAAAAAGCGTGTGCTATTCACCCTGAAGTAAGTTCGATAATGGCACAACGTGAAAAAGAGCGCGCGATGATGGGCAACCAATCGGAAATTATGCGGAAAAAAACGGCAGCCTCTTCGATTAATGGTTTACAGCGCAGCCCGCAAACCTCAAAAAATAATGAGTCGTTAAGATCGACTATTGCGAATATTTGGGACGAATCGCTTAGCAATATTTGACAATTAAAAAACAGGCTGATAGTTATTGGGCAAAGGAAGGCCCAGTATATTCATACAGCTTTCACACTTATTTCCCCGCATCCCAGTCTTTGTACAGATGTTGAGGTAGACGGCGTTCAAACGCTATTTATTCAATACTTTATGAGGACAGTACCATGGCATCAGCCAACCCCAATTACAGCGATATTATTTCGACGACTATTCAAAGCCGTACACGAAAAATCGCCGACAACGTAACCAATAACAACGCCGTATTACGTCGACTTTCCCAAAAAGGGAAGATTCGCCCGTTTTCGGGTGGTTACAAAATTTTGCAAGAATTGAGCTTCGCGGAAAACTCGAACGCGGGTTATTACAGCGGTTATGACCTTTTGCCTGTGGGCGTGAGTGATGTGATTTCTGCCGCTGAATTCGATATTAAACAGGCCGCTGTGCCTGTGGTTATTTCTGGCTTGGAACAATTACAAAACGCCGGAAAAGAACAAATGATTGACCTGATGGAAGCGCGCCTGCAAGTCGCTGAATCCACCTTAGCCAACTTAATTACGGGTGGTATTTACAGTGATGGTACTGGCTCTGGCGGTAAAGAAATTACAGGCTTAAACGCCGCCGTACCGATTGACCCCACTTTGACCACTTATGGTGGCATTAACGGCGCGACTTACACCTTTTGGCAAAACGCCGTGAGTGACAACACCGCCGCCGCTGTGAACGCGACCACTATCCAAGGCTTGTGGAATAACCTTTGGGCACAGCTTGTGCGCGGTGCGGATCGTCCTGATTTGATTATGGTGGATAACACCGTTTGGACGACCTACATGGCCAGCCTCCAAGCGAACCAACGCTTTAGCAATACCAACTCGGGTGATGCTGGATTTATGACTGTGAAGTTTATGGATTCGGACGTGGTGCTCGACGGTGGTATTTACGGTGGTGCGGGTTCGGTGACGGGTGCTACTGGTGCGCCAGCGGGTACGGCATATTTCCTTAACACTAACTATATCCATTACCGCCCACACAGCGCGCGGAACATGGTGCCTTTATCGCCTAACCGTCGTTACTCAACAAATCAGGATGCCGAGGTAGCTTTATTGTGTTGGGCGGGCAACATGACGTGCTCTGGTCGACAGTTCCAAGGCCGATTCGACATGAATGGCTAATGAAAGCCTTGGCACGCCTAACCGCGTGCCTTTTTTTTAAGCGGGTGCGCCGTGAGCATTATATTCCAGCAAATTATTGCGCAAAACGGCGTGTTAAAAGTGAGCGTGGACACTGCCGCGCCCGTTGATTTTATCGAAAGCCAAGGCCTACTTTTAAACGATGAGGGGGCCATTTTGGCTACCACAGTCGTTCCCCCAGCACGCGCCTATTACGGCCTACCTTTTGATGCAAATGGCCGCCTTGTTATTGAAGATGCGGCGGTGAGCTATTACGCCCAAGGTTTGCCATTTACGGCAAACGACGCCTTAGCTACGACAACTGATACCAGCACAGTGACTTATAACCAAGGCATACCATTTGGCCCAAGTGGTGGAATTGTTGCTGATGGCTTAACGCCAATAGTTCTTGGTTGGTTGCCTGCGGTAAGCAGTCTTAATAGCGGTGGGGGAGCCAGCAATATTTATTCTTTAGCGGCTGGCAGTGGCAACGTTTGGGTAGCCGGATTGCAAAATGGGTGGGCCTCACGCAGCACTGACGGTGGCGTTACTTGGTCAGCGCTTACGCGCGGTTTGAACAGCGGTATTACTACCGCATTTATGTTCGCACTAGCCACCGATGGTGCGGGCGTTTGGGTGGCAGGCTTTGCTAATGGTTACACATCGCGCAGCACCGACAACGGCGCAACTTGGTCGGCGCTTACGCGCGGTTTGAACAGCGGTAGCACAACAAGCTTTATGGCATCGCTGGCCACCGATGGTGCGGGCGTTTGGGTGGCAGGGTTTGACGGTGGTTGGGCCGCACGCAGCATCGACAACGGCGTGACGTGGACGGCCCTTACCCGTGGCTTAAACAGCGGTAGCGTCGCCGCTACCATATATTCACTAGCCACCGACAGTGCAGGCGTTTGGGTGGCGGGGTTGGCTAATGGTTATGCCTCACGCAGCACTGACAACGGCGTTACTTGGTCAGC